CCAGCTGGAACGACCTCGTGGAATGGACTCACGGACAAGCCGACCACGTTCACGCCCACCAGCCACGCCAGCAGTCACGCCGCAGCAGGCAGCGATCCGCTGACGATTACGGCGGCGCAGGTGAGCGGGCTGGCGACTGTGGCGACGAGCGGATCGGCAGCGGATCTGTCGGGCACGCTCGCGGATGCGCAGCTGTCGGCCAACGTCCCTCTGTTGCCGGGCCTGACTATGGCATGGTCGCAGCCCAGCACACTCATCGAGACAGTACCTCGCAGTCAGCTAACGTTTTCTGGTCTCACGCTGGTGTCTGGCCAAATATCGTTCGCGTTTTTCACGCCGCTATTTTCGCTGACTGTATCTCAGATCGCTATGGCTACCATGTCAACCGCAGCGAGCGGGCTGACGCTGGCGCGAATGGGGCTGTACACGTTTGATGAATCGACTGCCACGCTGGTGGCGCGCACCGCCAGCGATACGGGTCTGTTTGCCACCACGCGGACACACTTTACGCGGAGCTTGGATTCGTCAGGCGGTTTTTCTGCAACGTACACGCTGCACGCGGGGGTGCGGTACGGCGTCGGAGTCATCTGTATAGGCACTACCATGCCGATAATATCGGGTGCCACACCGCCTTTTGAAACGGCAAGCCTGTCGCCACGGCTGTCTAGCACGCGCGGCAGTCAGACCGACCTCGCTGGTACGATCAGTGCCGGGGTGATGGGCACATCTAGCTCCTTGATGTACGCGAGGCTTTCATGACCACCACCTACATCGGTATTGTTGATGGCCTCAGAACATGGGAAGTCCGAGACGAGGCTGGCACCCTTGTTGGCCTCAATCAGCAGGCAGTAGAGCCTGAGTCGCCAGCCGTGCCCGCCAGCGTCTCCGCCCGCCAGATACGCCTCTGGATACTTCGTCAGGGCATTAACCTCGCACAGGTCGAGGCAGCCATCGACGCAATCCCTGACGCTCTCCAGCGGGACAGCGTCAGGGTCGAGTGGGCATACGCGCCATACGTCGAGCGATCGCACCCGTTCCTAATTCCGCTCGCTGTGGCTCTCGGGCTGACGGAAGAACAAGTCGACCAGGCGTTCGTCGAGGCCAGCCAGCTATGAGGGCCACATGATCCGACCAGGTGACTTACGCGAGCGGGTGACTGTGCAGGTGGCCAGCGGTACCACGAACGCTCTCGGCGAGACCGTGCTGGCGTGGTCCGACTCGTCGGCTGTGTGGGCCAGCGTCGAAGGCGTATCGGCCCGCGAGGCCCTGTCGGCAGGCCAGCAGGAAACCACCGTGACGCACAGGCTGCGGCTGCGGTATCTGCCTGGCCTCACCAGCCAGATGCGGTTCGCGTGGCGTGGCCGCACGCTGGAGATTGCCAGCCTGCTCGAGCACGGGCACCGCACCGAACACGAGGCCATCTGCATGGAGCGACGCAATGGCTGAGCAAGTCGGCATCAGAATCACGACGAACATTCCCGGGCTGGAAAGCATCCGCAATGCGTTCGAGGCCCTGCCTAAGAACCTCGCCGCCAAGCACATGGCGGCCGGGCTGAGGCGTGCCGCAGAAAAGGGCGGCACGCTGCAGGCCCTGAAGTCAGCCACGCCGAGAGGCCCTACCGGGAACCTCCGGCGGTCGATAGCCGTGAAGAGCAAGCGGTACCCAAGGTCGGGCGTCGGTATCGCCATCCTCGGGTTCAAGTCTGGCCGGAAGATGAACGAGCCGTACGACAACACAAAGCTGGGCTACCACCAGGGCCTCGTCGAGTTCGGCACCAAAGAGCGTTTTCGCCGCACGAAGGACGGCCGCATGGTGTCGACCGGGAAGATGCCGGTCGGCGGCTCGTACGGTCGGCCGCCAATCCGGTCGGCATGGGAGCAGACCCGCGCGCGTGTTGAGTCGCTGATGGTCGAGGAAATGACCAACGCTTTCGACAAGGCCGCCCGCGAGCTGGCCGACAAAATCAAGTCACTCCAAGGGCCGTTCTGATGGCTTTGAAATCTCCCGAGGCGGTTCTCAGAAACGCCCTCATTTCGGACACCGACGTTCAGGCGTTGATCGGCGGCCGGATCTACCCGCTGCGGTACGTCGGGCCGTCGCCGATCCAGTTCCCGATCATCATCTGGCGGCGTGCCCGCGTCCTGCGTGAGATGGCAATGAGCGGGCCGGTCGGCCTGCCGAAGGTGACGGTCGAACTCTACGTCTACGGCGCGACCTACGAGGCGGCACGGGATCTGGCGGACAAGTGCCGCCGCGTTCTGGATGGGTTCGCTGGCAGTCTCGACAATACGGAGGTGCGGCAGTCGTTTCTGGTGGACGAGGCCGACGACCTAGTGGAAATCGACGGCGCGGAAAACTCGCTCTATCTCGTTCGACAAACCTACGAAACTTTTTGGCTGGAGACATAATTCATGGGAAGCCACGCTCAGGGCACGACACTTACTTTTGCTGGCTCAAGCTACACGGTCACGAGTATCACCTACTCGATGAACGACGTGTCGGCGGGCGACACCATCGACGTTTCGCACCTTGGGCAATCGGCGGGCAGTAACGTGCTCACCATGGATCGACCGCTCAAGGGTTCCGCCACCGACACGGGCCGCGAGGTCAGCATCGAGTACCTGGGCACCGCGCCGATCACTGACGGTGCCACCGGCACCCTGGCCATTACTGGCGGCCTGACGCTTTCGGCGGCCGCCACCGTCAGTTCGTCGAGCGTCACGCTGACGGTCAACGACGCCACGCGTGGCCAGGCAACGTTCCGGGTCGCGCGAGTCTAGTCACGGAGGTTTTCCGTGGCGACGTACTCGCAGGGCTGTGTGGTTTCGTTTGCCGGTGCTTCGCTGACGGAGCTGACCAGCGTGCAGTTGGAGCTTGGCGGCGGCATGCCCGTCAGTCGCAGCGGCGGCTATGCACCCAGCGGCGGCAGCGTGAGCGTCGAGGGTCTCGCTCCGGGTTCTTTTAATTGGGGCCAGTACGGCACGCTCAGCATCAGCGGCGGCGGCGTGAGCTTGACATACAACGCAGTATGCACAGGCAAGGGAGCCACTGCGGCTGCCAACGATGTGACGCGTTACACGTTCACGTTCGACCTGATTGGATGAACTATGGCACTAACAAGAGAACAGATTCTGGCAGCTGACGACCTGGGCCTTCTCGAGGTCAATGTCCCTGGGTGGAGCGGCAGCTTGTTTATTCGCGTGATGACATGCGGCGAGCGCGACTCGTACGAGAACGACTGGGTGGCGAACAAGGGCAAGGGCGTCGAGAACTTCCGCACGAAGTTCTTGGCACGCTGCCTGACTGACGCCAAGGGCCAGCGGTTGTTCGCTGACGCGGACGTTCCGCTGCTGGCCGCCAAGTCGGCTGCCGTGTTGAACGCACTGTTTGCAAAGGCGATGGCGCACAACGCTCTGAGCGACAAGGACGTGGAGGAACTCGCAAAAAACTAGCAGTCCGCCCGACGCGTGTTTTTCTGTTTCGTCTGGCGGCACATCTCGGAATGACGGTCAAGCGGTTGTGTCAGGAAATGGACAGCCGGGAGTTTGCTGAGTGGATTGCGATCCACCGGCACTTCCACCCACTTCCTGACACATGGCGGCAGACGGGCCTGGTGGCCAGTGCGACGCTCGCGCCGTACTGCCCGCGCGGCAGGACACCGAAGGTCGAGGACTTTGTTCCGATAGTGAAAGGCCCGCAGCACGAACTGCAGATTCAAGAGGCGTTGGAACAGCTGGCACGAGACTTGGCGGGTGAATAATGTCGACGGTAATCGGACTCGGCGTGCAGTTCTCGGCCAATGCCAACGGCATGACCAAGGGACTGTCGCAGGTCGACAGGCAGCTGCAGAACCTCGGCAAGCAAGCGGCGGCGGCGGCGTCGCTCTTTGACTCGTTCACATCCTCAAGCGGTGCAGCTGGTGCGGCCCAGCAGCAAGTCGCCACGGACATTGCCTTTCTCGGCAGTGCACTGAAGACCGGGCAGATTTCGGCCCAAGAGTACGCCGCTGAACTGCAGGCCGTTGTCGGCGGTGCTCAGACGGCGGCCGCTGCGTTTGCGGAGGGCGCGCGGATCACCGACCAGGTCGCCACAGCCGAGGAGCGGCGGACGGCCGAGCTCGAGCGGCTCGGGCAGCTGCTCGCACAAGGAGCCGTGAGCGAGCAGACATACAGCCGGGCCGTTGCCCAGACAACCGGGGCAACGCAGGCGGCGGCGGCGGCGATTGCGAAAGCGGAAAGCGACAGGGCCAAAGCTATTTCGGAAGGCGCAGCCGTTGCGGCGTCTGTGCAGACTCAGCAGGAAAAGCGTGAGGCCGAACTGGGGCGGCTCGCTGGCTTGCTGCAGCAGGGCGTCATCAGCGAAGAGACTTATTCGCGAGCCGTGTTTGTCACATCCGGTGCCCACCAGGCCGCGCAGGACGCCGAAGCCGCTCGCGCTCAGCTGCTTCAGGAAGGGCAAGCGATCTCGGCTCGGTATGCCACAGTGGAGGAGACTCGTGCGGCTACGATTGCCCGCCTTGACGCCTTGCTGGAGGCGGGAGCAGTCACGCAAGAAACGTATATGCGAGCGTCCATCGACGCTCTCGGCATCAACGAGCAGGCGGCGCAGTCTGAAGCCGAGCGCGCTCAAGCCACAGCACGCGCCGCTCAGATCACGCAGGCCAACCTGTCGCCGCAAGAGAAGTACGACCAAGTCGTGCAGGAGTTGAACGGCCACCTAAACGCTGGCCGCATTTCGCAGGACACATACAACTCCGCTCTGAACAAAGCCGCAGGCGAGTTCGCGAAAGCGACAATCGCCGCCAACAAATTCGACGACGCAACCGCCGCCGGTAGTGGTCGCGGCACGATGCAGTTCAACGAGCTTTCAGGCGTGCTGTCGGCGCTGCCCGGCCCGATCGGCAACGTGGCCGGTCGGCTGTCCGGTCTATCCTCAGCTGGCCAAGGTCTGGGCAAAGTTTTTAGCGGCGGTGCTGGGCTGTCTGGCGGCCTCGCCAATATTGGTGCCTCAGTGGCCGGGCTTGTGAATCCGTTCACCGTCGGCCTCGCTGCGGTTGCTGCGTTTGGTGCCGGTGCCAATGCAGTGGCCAGCGGACTGCTCGATCTGGAAGACCGCGTCGAGAAGCTCGGCAACACGGCGGACAAGCTGGGCGTCTCGTTTGAGTTCATCCAGACGCTTGAAGAGGCGGGCAACCGCTCGGGCGTTTCCATCGAATCGGTCAGCAGTGCTTTCGGCAAGCTGCAAAAGACGCTTGCCGGTGCAGACGAGGAAAGCAAGGCCGCGACGGCGGCTCTTGCCAAGCTGGGCATTGCGTTCACAGACCTGGAGAACCTCAGCCCAGAGGAGCAGATCCGCCTGATTGGCGAGCAACTCCAAGGCATCGACGATCCAGCGAAACGCACGGCCGCTGCCATGCAGATCTTTGGCAAGAGCGGCGCGGATTTGCTGCCGTTCTTCGCCAACCTCGGCCCGGCGGCGGATGACATTGAACGGCTTGGCGGCGCTATGTCTGAGATCGACCGAGGCCGCATCGACGATTTCGGTGCAGGCGTCGACGCACTGGGCGTTGCCAGTTCCCGGCTCAGTGAACTGCTACTGCTGCCGTTCGCTGGCCTGGGCGAAGGCATCTCACAAGGCTCGGCCGAGTTCCTGGGCGGCATCAACGCCATCATCGGCCCGATTGGCGACGTGCTGGAACCCATGCTATCTCGGCTGGGCACGACGTTTGAGATTGTTGGCGTGATTCTCGGCGGCATCGGCCGTTCTATTGGCGCGCTGTTGGCGCCGGTGGGCGATCTGGCGCAGGCGTGGGGCGGCTTGACGGGCGGTTTCGATGACGGGCTGGTGGACGTTGTCCGGTATTTCGTCGACGCGGAGGTGGCAGCGCGAGAGTGGCTGGCCTCATTCAGCCCGCTCAATGCAATCACGGACGGCATCGGTGGCCTCGGCGAAACCATTTCGCGTATCTCCAACATCATCGGCACCGCGCTCTCTCAGGTCGGCGGGTATATCGGAGAGACACTGGAATCGTGGGCCGAGTTCTTCGACTTGCAGTCGGCCATCGAACAGATCGGCGGCGTAATCTCGTCCGTGTTCGGCAGCGTCTCGTCGACATTCCAAAAGATCGCCACAGCCATCGGCGGCACGGTCGACCGTTTGCTCACGATTGCCGAGAACTTCCTGGGCATCACGGCAGAAGTTGACACGACCATCACGCCCGAACTCGACCTTACGCAGCCCAGCCTTGCCGCCGCACAGTTCGCCAAGGATATCGGCACGGCAGCGACGGCCGCCGCAGAGTTTGGAGAGGCCGGTTTTCAGGCGGCCCTCGCCTACCAAGAGTCTCTGGAGCAGATCGCCCAACTACAGGCCGACAACACGCTGACGGCCGAAGAAGCCAAGAAGATGGCCGAGCAGGAGAAGGCTGCGTTTGAGGCAGAAATAAAAACGCTTGGCAAAGCGGCTGAAGCGCAGGCGAAAGTGGCCGAGGCAGCACAGAAAGCCGCAGACGAAAAGATCGACGCCGCCGAGCGTGCCGCCGCTGCTGCCATCGCTGCGGACGAAAAAGCTGCCGACTCGTTTATGAACAAGCAAGGCATCAACGAAGAAGTCAAGGCTGCTGAAACACTGCTGGCCATTACGCGGCAGATCGAGGAAGTTCAGTTTGAAATAGCCAACCTGAGCGCGAAGCCCGACAAAGCCGCAGAAGAGTCGCTCGTGCGGCGACTGGCGTTACTTGACCAAGCACAGGCAGCGGCGCAAGAGGAGGTGGAGTTTGGCTTCACCACCCAAGACGCCGACAAGGCAATTAAAAAAGTCCGCGAGTCATTAGATGAGGTGATGACCTACGAGACAAGCTGGATTGCAGAAGGCGCGTACAACGACGCCAAGGAAGCGTTGGCGCAGCTAGAAGCCGATCTGCAAGCAAAGCTCATCGACCCCGAGCAGTTTGAAAAAGCAGCGGACGCAATCAAAGACGGTTTCGAAGAGGCGCTCAAAACCGCAGAGAAGATCCGCGACCTAGAGCTAAAGTACGCCGAGCGTGCTGCTGAGATCGAGGCTGACCGCCTAGATGCTCTGTCGCAGGTCTCGCAGCAGCCCGTGCAAGCGACCGACGTACGCACGAGCGAGGGCGTGAGCGAGTTCCTGCGGCTGGCGACCGGCCGCGAAGATCCGGCGATTGCCGAGTATCGGAAGCAGCTGTCGGAACTGCAGAAGATCAAGGCCGAGATCAACAAGCTCGGCGGCGTGGTCGATATCGTAGGAGCAGCGTAATGGCCGTCCTAACCTACCGCGAGGTAATCCCACGAACGTTCACGCACAAGTTTGGCGAGTCGCCGACGGCGGAGATCAAGTACCACTGCACGACGAACGGTGCAACGTCGACGCAGGAGGTGCTGGACTCAATCGGGATATTCCACGGTGCCAGCCATCCCGAGTATGGCTACCTTCTTTGCGTTCAGGGAGCGGTCAACGAACTCGACCCGTACCATGTCGAGGCCACGTATTCCTACGAGGTGCCAGCGATTGGCACCGAGGACAGCGACCCGAACCCGCTGGCCCGTGCGGACATTTGGTCGTTCTCGACAGGTGGTGCCGCCGTCCCTGCCCTGGCGTACTACGAGGGCAGCGGGAATGGAAACGTACTGCCGCTGATCAACTCGGCCTACGACTTCCTTGAGGGTGCGATGACCGAGGAGGCGGAATTGCGGGCGACGATCTCAGGAAACCGCGCCGTGTTTCCTATCGGTGTCGCTGCGAGCGTCACGAACGCAGTGAATTCCGACGGGTATCTGGGTGCAGCGCCGTACCAGTGGAAATGCCAGGGCATCAGCGGCCAGCAACAGGTCGAAGTGGTCAACGGAAACGAACTTAAGTTCTGGGCCGTGTCGGTAGAGCTGGCGTTCCGGCAGAGCGGCTGGCGGTTGATGCTCCCGAACGTGGGCTACAACTACATCGAGGGCAGCCAGAAGAAACGGGCCTACGTCCTCGACGCCGAAAGCGGCGAAAAACTGGCCTCGTCCAACCCGGTCGCGCT